TTCTCCTAACGTGCTTGTTCCTGATAAACTTTGACAATAAAAATTTTTCATCCATGATATGTTTCCATGAAAAGAATAATAATTTAAATCTTTTTTTTCTTTATTATTTGGATTATTTAATGTTTTTTTATGTATAAAAATATCTTCTAACGAATGTTTTATTAAATGTTTTCTTACGTTATAATGAGATATCAATCTCTCTATTGGATGTCTTAACAAGAAAAAAAGCAAAACATTTTTATAATAGAAACAACTTTGTGCAGCGTGATGCCCTGTGATTAATATATTTTTATTTTTTTCATTTGTTAGTATTACGTTTTTATAGTTAGTAGAAATATTATTAGAATATTTTTCTGGTATGAATTTATATTTTCCATCATTACTTATATTTTCATCAAAATTGTTTGGATCAAAATTATAAGCATATCTTATTGCTCTTGTGGTTGTGGTCCCAGCCGTCTTTGGCATAAAATGAAATAAAAATAATTTATTCATTATTATTTTATACCTTCACAAATTAACAATGATGTTCCTCTTGTTTCTAATTTTCTCAACAAAGGCTCTTGACTTGTGAATATTTTAGGAGTTCTTATTTGTACAAATCCCGCAGCTTTAAATAATAAAACTAATTCTTCTTTATTGTATAAAAACTTATGTCCCCATGCATGAAAACACATATTTAGCATTTGTGCTTTTCTCAATTTCAGTCTTATTGAACCAGGATATCTTTTAGGATCATTCCATCCACCATTGTAAGCCGCTTCAATTATGTCATCCAAATCCGGTTGTGCTATCCTTAAAATTCCGCCCTTTTGTAAAATTCTATAACTTTCTTTTACAAAAGAGAAAGCAACAGAAGTTGTTAAATGTTCTAATAAATGTTCATGATATATCAATGAACATGAATTTGATTCAAACGGCAAAGGATTATTATTAATAACCCATTTAAATGGACCAGTTTCATCACTGTTTACCCACCCATTTATCTTCTTACTCCCTGTGCCAAATTGTACCTTATATGGTTTCTTAAATGCTGCTAAATTTTTTATAAAAGTTGCTTGTAAAGAGTTGTTTTCTTTATCCATTATTTTTACCTCGTAGTTCTAGTATTTATACCTTCTAATAATTGCCAAACCTACATCAAATATATATTTATTTGATAATTCATTATGCAATTTATAACTTAAAACCATCCCAGCTGACCCACCCAGTATCAAATACATCGTATTTGAAATGTGTGTTTTTTTTATTTCATCTACATACGAATCAATAAATTTTATTGCAGCATTTGCATCTATTTCAAAAAATGATGCATTTATATTTTTACATAAATCAAGCAAATAATTACCAACAGAAGGGCCTATAATTTTTATCTTTATATTATTTTGATTACAATAATCATATAATAAATGCAATTGATTTTCATATCCCCAAACCTTCCAAACAAAAGCATCAAAAACATTTAAAGGCTGTTTTGTTACGCTATTTAAGCATTCAATTGTTCTGTTTTTTTGTGGATAGTTTTTCTTATATTGTTTACTTTTTATATTTTCACAACGTTTACCAGGAGTAATAAATCCAACACCTAAAATAAAATCTTTAGGTTGATTTTTTATAAACCCATATGGTATAGAAAAAGAATATTCATTTACATAAAAAGGTTTACCAGTAAGCATATTAATAATTTTTTTTTCGTTTGCCTGTTTAGCTATATTTTTAAAATCATTATTAGATAATTTATTAAAATTAATATTATTTTTTTTTATATATTTAAATATGAAAGACCACCAATCAACACTTACTTTAGAAATAGTAATATGTTTATTTTGTTTTAAAAAATTAATAATATAATTTATATTTTCAGGTATATATATATTAATATTATTCATTTTAATAACCATTTTGGTGGGTTAATATCCAGCCAACCACCCCAATACTATTTAGGATATTTTTTCCTAATAGGATCATAATAATAATATACATCAATAGCTCTACCAATATCTATTATACAACAATTTTTAATTTTATTATGCAGTAAAATACACAAATCCATAGCTGCGGAACCACCTTGTATTAAATAAATTTTATAATCATCATTAGAATGTTGTTTTATTATCTCTTTTGAATATGCTATAGTATGCAACGCAGCTTCTCCGTCATCTATTTGAATATAATTAAAGTTTTTTATTTTAACTTTTTTATTAAAATCTTTTAAATGTGAAGGTCCAATTACGGTAACATTTTTATTTGATAAATTTTTCATAAATAAATCTATAGTTCCATCATATGCCCAATTTTTCCAACAATTACTATCATATATAATAGTTTGATCAGGTAAAAATTTTTGTAAGAACAAATTAGCTTGGGGATTTAAATTTAAATATCTATCTTGTTTTCGTTTTCCAAGTGACTCACTAATTCCAAGCATAAAATTTGGTAATTGTTCTTCCATTATCATCTGCAATATTCTTTCTAAAACCAAATTAGAACCTTTCCATTGACGACCATTTTTTAATTTAGCATTCCATACATTTATCATGTTTTTTGCCAATAATGATATAAATTTTTTATTTTTTAATTGTTTTGAATCTAATTTTTTAATATCTATTCCCATTTGTACAAAAGCTTTCCACGCCATCATCCAAAATTCTATGCTAATTTTACTAAATGTAAATATTTTTTCATCATTAATATTTTTAATAATTTCATCTATATTTAATGTATATATTTTTAAATTATGCATAATTATTTAGATATTTCTTATTTACTTAGTAATATTAATAGATCGTTTGATAATACTAAAGAATTTCCGCTGCGCGGATATGATAACAATAATACTTTTCTTTCCATAAAAATATAATATTTTAATGATAGGTTGATTTATATACAGCAATTATGTTTGAATACCTATAATCTTCCATTTTTTCAGTCCACTCTAAAAGCTCCCACAAACCATCAGGAGCCAACATATACAACGTATAATTAGCATTAATAAAAATATCATATATAGATTTAAATTTTATGCCAGCATCAAGATAACAACCGCCATATTCTAATTGGACAATCCTTGCTTTGCCTTTCTTTATAGTTTCGATTGCACCATTAACAACGTCAAGCTCACCACCTTCTGTGTCTACTTTTAAATAATCTATTTTTTTAATCTTATTAGCTTTAATAAAATTATCTATTGTATCTGTTTTTACTTTTATGGTTCTTGAAACCATATTTAATTGCTTTTCTATCTTATTGTTTCTTCTATAAAATGTACTCAATTGAGAAAAAAACATACTTGTTTTGCCATAGTCAAAAAATTCTTTCTCTCCTACCGTATCCGACATAGCTGCATTAAAACACTTTGCAACGGGAACGTTTTTAGTTAATTCGCTAAAAATATTTGGTATAGGTTCAAATGAATATAAAGAAATATCAGAAATTATAGATAAAGCTTTTTTGCTCCAGTTTCCAACGTTTGCGCCAACGTCAAACACAACGTTTTTACTTTTTAATATTTGTGATAAGAAGAAAAATTCTCCATTAGATTCAGGCCGATCATCTTCGTGAGTTATTGTTTTTGGTTTATTTTTATATATTTTCATTTTACACCTATTAAAATATTATCATATATCCAATCTGTATGAATTGCATATTTTTTAGCCGTTTCAAAATTCTCTTGAACAGCTGATCGCATCTCTTTATATTTTTGTTTTGATAACTTGGGTAATATTTTAGTCTTTAACTCGGCTGCATTTTGAAATTTAATAATACCCCTTGGATTAAAAAACTTTTCAATATTAGTGCAACCCCAGTAAACTGGCACACATCCGCAGAGAAAACAATCTAAAATCTTTTCTGTAAAATAGTTTGGCACAGAACTATTTTCAATTGCTACAGAAAACATATAGTCTTTCATTCCTATATCTTTGGTTGGTATCCAGCTAAACTTAGATCCATAATAATCTATACTTTTTATAATATTACACATTTCATGACGAATTTTGTGCCCAGGAAACATGTTTTTCTTAGACACCACACTAGAAACCAACTTTGTCTTTGGATAAATTTGATGCCTATCCATAGGAATCCAGGTTCCATTCGCTGGTGTAAATATGTATTTTTTTCCACTGGTTATCAACTTCGCATCATGAGTCAATATGTAATTATATAGTTTTTCATGTTTCAAAATTGCACTATACATTTGAGCATATACGATTTTAGGCTCAAGTAATAAAGCGATTTTTATCTTAGACTTTACTGTCGCAGCTGTGTTTTTTACAATGTGCTTATCCGTAAATATAGTTATCCCATCAAAATTGTTTTGCTTTATTATCCATTCAACTTGCTTCGGATTAAACTTATGTCCCGATAAAGGGCTTTTATTTATTCCGTTTTCATCATATAAATTTATTTTCATTTAATATTACCAATTGGTTTAGAAATACTACTTGTCATTTTATACCTTTGTCTTTTCCCATCCTGAAGGAATCAAATCATACCAATCCTGTGGACACTTTGGTCCAAACCAAACCGAAGGATACAATACAATTTTATTCGGGTTCTTATTCAACCATGCACCCCACCAACTCAAACTACTATTTGCGATTATATTATGATCACTCAAATTCATAATTGCTAAATCGGTCAAGGCGTCATTTTCAGAATAAACAACATCATTGCCCTTGATGTTGTCCTTACACCATCCTATGTCGTCTGAACAAATATAAAACATATATCTACCTAATGCCCTAAACTCGCTCATCGCTTTGTTATAATATTTGATGCCACAAAAAGGATGATGCTCTGGCAATTTCATATAATCTCCTCGACGAACATGAACACTTACAACTCCTATATTCTTATCATTTGAACACAAACATGCTTCAATTTTTCTTTTAGCTTTTTCATAACGAAACAAATCAACCGAAAACTCATCCTCTAAAATATCTTTAATACTGTCAAAATATTTCCACGATTGAAAGTATCCACTAAAATCCGTATCATCTGAAACCATAAAAACGCTGTGGTCATAATGGAAGTGTTTTTCTTTATATATCTTGTTTAATTTTTTGTTCAAAATACCACATCTGACATTCAAGCTTTTAATACTCATTTGTGTGGGGGGAAGTTTGAATTCATATTTTTTCTGTATACTAATACTTTTTACAGCGGCATATTGAAACATCTGATTTCCCAAACGCCCATAATTTCCAAGCTGTGTAAAACTTATAACCATTTAATCTTTCCCTACCATTAGATATATATATGTTTGATGAGCAAAGTGATATTATCTTATTCGTTATTTGATCAAACTGATAAAAAATTTGATCGATCTGGTCATGACCCGTTCAATAAAAATGCTAATCGTTATTGGATGAACCTGCCTTTCAT